CCAGTACGAAGGCCGCGTCAAGGTCACCCTTGACGGTCTGCAAGCCACGCCGGGTACTGGCGCCATCGCCGTTGGCGATTACGTCGTCGCTGGCACCGCCGTCGCCAAGGGCACCTCCCTCGGCACTGCCTACCCGAAGGTCTGCAAGGCCACGACCCAAACCGGGATGTATTTCGCTTGGCGCGTTGTGTCGCTGGATGGCACGACCGCTGTTGGTCAGACTGCCACCATCGAGCGCGTCAACGCCTAAACAGGAGATACTGAAATGGCAAAGTTTTTTGATGCCTCTGGCAAGATTCAAGAGGTGAACGTCAGCCTCGATACCGTGGTTCGCCCCGCTAAGGATGCGAATATGTCGGTGCGTGACTACGTCAATACCACCTACGAGACCAACGCCGAGTCCTACGGCGACGCCTTCTCGCAGCTTTGTGAGTCCGAGGGCATCGTCCTTGGCTCCAACAAGAAGTACGGCATCAAGTCGCCGTCGCTTGAGTCCGTGCTGAGTGGCCGTCCGGAAATGGAAGCTGGCGTCATCGTCCGCAACCCGTCCAACCAGGCCCGCGTCCTGCTCATGCCCGCCATCGGCGCCCTCGTCGAGGACAAGCTGGTCGGCGACCTGAACATGAACGCCGACCAGTATGACCGCATGATCGCCATTGACACCACCATCGCCGATGAGTGGTATCTGTGGCCGGAAGTCAGCTACGCAGGCCCGGAAGCAGGTCGTTCGCAAGCGATTGGTCAACTCTCCAAGCCGACCAACATGCTGACGCTGACGACCTCCGAGAAGTCGATCCGCGTTCCGACTTTCTCGCTTGGTATCGAGTGGTCTGACCAAGCGACGAAGTACCTCAATCTGGACTTCATCTCCCTGTCAATTGCTCGTCAGGTTGCTGTTGAGCGCAACGCTCGCGCTAACGAGAATCTGCTCGCCATGCTGAATGGCGACGCCGACGTGGGTATGGCTTCCCTGTCTTCCCTGAGCAAGGTCAAGACCGCTGCTTCTCTGGACGCTGCTGCTACCTCGGGCATCACACAGAAAGCGTGGATGCTGTGGCTGTACAGCAACAGCAAGAAGCGTCGTATTGACTGGGTTGTCACTGACATCAACGGCGCCCTCGCTCTGGAGGCTCGCTCTGGCCGCCCTGTGGTGACTGCGGATAACGGCACCTCCGTTCGCATTAACACGAATGAGAACGTCGTTAATCCGACGTGGACCGATGAGGTCAACGTGTTCATCACGGATGACCCGAACTGGCCGGCGAAGACGATCATGGGTATCGACTCGCGTTATGCCATTCAGCGTGTCAACTCCAGTAACGCCAGTTACTCCGCGATCGAGGCGTTTGCACTTCAACGTAGCTCGGCTATGCGATTTGACTATGGCACCATCAGCCGGCGTTTGCAGATTGACGCTTTTGAATGCCTCACGTACGCATGATATTAGCGTAAGCTAATAAAACCCCTCCCCGGAGGGGTTTTTTATTTCTCAAATATTCAGTACCCACTTCTTTTTACCGCAATCGAATAGTTGATACCAGCCATTGTCGAAGCAGTTTTGAGATTCACTCTTAGCAGGGTCGAACACACTAAGTTTCCTGGCTAAGTGTTTTCTTTGAAATTTTGATTTATGCATCCGCCCATCAGATAATGAATGGCTTACATAACAATAATCTGGTCGAGTCTCATGGGCTAAGATAAATCCCAGCTTTTCATACATAGCGCCAGAAAACAGCCTAGTGTCACTGTAAGAGATTATGGAGTGGGCGAGGTTGAGGGATATAAATTTAGACAGCAACTTGCCGGCACCTCCAACAACAGTGCATGTAGAGGCGTATCTTTGTAGCTCCCACAAGTGTTTGTCGGTATTACGCCTGACACTCCTTGCTACGCCAAAAGACATGCAAGAAATAAGGTTGTTCTCATAGTACAGCCCCAGAAAAATTGAGGAGTTAGGGGCTCCTTGCAGGTGGTTTTCATTAAAAAAAGTATTTGCACTGTCTTGGTCTACAGTTCTTACCTCTGTTTTTCTCGCCCCTATTTTCGGAAGTTTTTTGATTGCAGATAGTAAGGTGCGCTTAACAACATCAGGCTTAAATTCCCACTCGTCTTGGTATATGTGGACCAGCCGAATTCCATCAGACTCTGCCAGTTTATGTTTTACGTAGTCTCTCATAGGTTCTTTTGAGAACTTAGTGCTGTGCCATATTAACCCGTGGTATTCCACTGCAATATTGTGCTCTGGTAAAAATATGTCTAAACGCCTGTTAGATGGGCAGAGGCGTTTTTCAAGCGTTACCTCTGTGTGCCTACTTAGAAACTCCGCTACTTCAATCTGCCCACAGGAAGGGCCAACTCCAGCACATCTAGGGCACCCAGCATTACCATTAACATGGGAGTTTGGAGTTTGCCAGAAAGCCCCGTGTACCGGGCAGGTTATCTGAACCTTATCCAGCGCTTTACTGTACTGTGATTTTTCATATGAATACTTATTACCGTGGGTTATATTTGCTAAGTGTATGAAGGACTTCTGGTCATACATAGGGGTGGAGCATTTTGTGCAACCAACACCTTTAATATGGTCTTGTGCAAGTTGCTCAAACTCCCCGTGCTCTGGGCAAGTTATAGAGAGATATGCCGATGACCCTCTGTAGGTAACACCGTTGTACGAAAACTTATCTCCATGCTTTACTCTGGCTTTTTTAACATAGTGCTCAAGAGTCTTCCTGCTTTTTAATCCAGCAGACTCTCTACCGCAGTCAGGGCATCCTGAACCTAGCCCAACAAAGTTTCCTGCTGTAGGGAAGAACGAACCGTGCGACGGGCAGATGACTTCTATCTTTTTAGCCATACCGGAATAGAGCACTTTCGATAAGTCATATTTATCCCCATGCACCTCCACACACCTTGATATAAATTTCTCAACACTCATCCGGCTACGGTCTCCCGTAGCAGTGTTCTTACACTTTGGGCAGCCACAACCGGATAGATGACTATTTGCTTGTTGCTTGAAATCCCCGTGAACCTTGCAGGTAATTACGATCTTTGTTTTAGCGTCTTGGTATTTACTTTTTGAGTAGTCGTATTTGTCACCATGAACAGTTTTTACCTTGTCAAGGAACTCTTCTTGGGTTAGCTTTTTGGACTGACCTCTTGTCGACTCAAAACACTTTACACAACCGATCCGGTTCATCAGCGCATTGGCTGATATTTGAAAAGGCCCGTGCTGAGGGCATATAGCTATGCTTTTCGCAGCCGAACCAGAATATTCAAACTGGCTCAGATCAATTGGGCGGCGTGCCCTGGACAAGGCTTTGGCGATGAATTCTTCTCTGGTAAGTTTTCTCATAGTACGCGCAAGTGGAATTAGTTCGATGAATGTTACGCCGTACTAACCCTTCTGTCAATGTTGCGCTACTTCCTTATTTCTGATACTGTCATCAAAAATCCCCCACCGAAAGGCGCACCCATGTCTGACGACGTCAAGCCTCAAGCCAAAGCCCACCAGGCCAACAAACCAGAACCCAAGCAACCCAAGAAAATTACCGTCCGTCCCGTCTATGGCCGCATGGTGCACATGCTGACCAATCAAGAGATCAACGGTGAAACCGAGGTCTCGGAGATCGATGGTTGGCTGCAAGCCCAGATCGATGCAGGCAAGATCGTCGTTGTAGAGTAAGGACACTTCAACCGTGGCCCTTTTGACCTATACCTCTTATGACGACATCCGTGCCGCCCTTGGTGTATCTTCTGATGAAATAGAGGACGCCACGCTCTCGCTCTCGTTGTATGAGTTGAATTTGACGTCGGAATTCGAGGACATCAATACAGCCCTCGAAACCGACTATGCCACGGTTGCAGCGTTGTCGAGCAGGACGGCTGTACAAGATCGGTTTCTGCAGGCTACCCGCCTGTTTGCGACCTACGCGGTAGCCTATCAAGCTACCACATCTATGCCACTATTCAGCCCCAAAGACATTACAGACGGGAAGGCTGCGTTCTCACGTTACGCCGACAGCCCGTACAAGGAAGTCATCAAGCGGGTTGAGCAGCTATACGGCAAGTATAAGGCCAAGCTCGAAGCGGCGTATGCCGCGAACAATGCGGGGAGTGCTCCGTCCATCACTTCCCGCCCCTATTTCAACGTCGCTGTTCCTGACAGCGACCCGGTCACTGGCACCTGACCATGCGCCTTCACCTGGCGGCCAAGCACTTCAACCGTATGCCGTGTAACGACGGCTATACGGGCGCTTTCCTGTACAACGGGCAACTCGGGCTTTTTGACGATAGCAAACGTGACTCCGAAAGTTCCGAGCGCCGCATTCTCGAACTTGCGCCAGAACTTAGTCCTCCTGCCCGCAACGTTATCGAGGCTCACGGCGTCCGTTACATCATCGGCCACGGCTTTCAGGATAGCGCTTTGGGAAGCGTTATCCGGCGCAAGTACATCGCCCACGAAGCGACGAATCTATCGACGTGGTACACCCTGCAGCAACTCTGCCAGAACACTACAGGCACACAAGCATGGGCGGCTAAGGCGTGGGTAAAGGACAGCAAGGAGATTGACGAGTCGTCTGACATGATCGGCGTCAATCACATCCACATGTCGACGTCCGAGGCTGTGGCGCCCACCAACATCATCCTGTTTGACGGCGGCTACAACATTGTCCGCAAGACCACCAAGGGGCCTGCCGGCACTCTCGTAGTTACTTGTGACGAAGTCCCTGAACCTGCCATCGAGACCGCCACTCTAAACAACGTGGTGTATGACCCGATTAACGAGACGTCGACGGTGACGACGACATCTATCCGCGTACTCAGGTTGCGTTGGCAGTCCCTGTTTGAATATCGTGATGCAGCCTCTCCATCATTCAACCCGGAAGACCTTCAGGTTGTGATTGCAAAAACAGCGGCAACGCCGAAGATTGGGGCAACGCTTGTCCTATCCGACGGGGATCATCAAATCACCTCCATCATGAGCGAGACAGGGGTGTGGGTATGCAAGGTGGCGCGACATGGCTAACTGGGAAAATCTTGACGCTGCCTTCGCCGAGTTGGAGGCTGAGTGCGCCGACATCGTGCGAGGCATGACCGTCGAGATTTTCCTTAACACTTTGCAGTACAGCCCGCAGGCGTATGGCCGCTTCGTGTCGAGTTGGACGTATGAGATCGGCAGACCGAAATATTGGACAAACCCGCAGTTTGATATTGATATGGAAGACAGTGGTCAGGTGGCGCTTTCTCGTAAAGGCGACCCCGAAGCCATCTTTTCGGCGATGCTACATAACTCAGGCAAAGACAGCGGCTTCCGCCTTGGCGACACTGTCTATATTTCCAACGGCGTCGACCACGGGCAGGGTTCTTATGCTGGGTTGATTGAAGAGGGGCAGATCAATCTTCGCGCAGTCAACATGCCGGGACGACCCCTCGGACGCGCCATCGACCGTGCCGCCACATGGTTCGCCAATGATGTCAATCCAAAGCACGCTGCCAACCTTAAAGCCCTGAGAATTTACTGAGATGAAAGAAGCCATCCAGAAAGAGATCGTGACGTGGTTCAACGCGGCCTATGTAGCAGCGTACCCCGCGATCCCTGTTGTCTACGAAAATCAGCCTTTCGACTGGAACAACCTGCCCGACACGTTTACCGAGTTCGAGGTCAGGTTCTACTCAGGGCAACAGATCAACCTTGGCAGCCCAAAGACCCGACACGGCGGCTACATCTATGTCACCGTCTGGACCAAGGAAGGGAAGGGCACGATTGCCACCAAGAAAATCCTCGACTGGGTCGATGACAGGCTTGGCTACAAGACTTTGACGACCGTACAAATCGAGGCGCCAGAACCCGACGAGGGGTCTCCGAATAAGGGCTGGCACATTGAGGGTAGCAAGTTTCGCTTCTACGCTGACGAGGCTTGACAAGCGCCCTAGAACATGAGATATAGGTTAAAACCCTGACACTTTTCTACGTAAGGAAATCTTGCCATGCCGACTCTTTCCGCATCGAACCGCACCCAAGTAGCGTACAAGCTTGAGGGCACCTACCCGACGAACTGGGGCTCCCTGCAAGGCGGCAACGGTAACCTCGTCCGCATTACCGGCGAGACCCTTGACTACACCCAAGGCACCGAGCAGTCGAAGGAACTTCGTTCCGACCGTCAGGTAACCGACACCATCACCGTCAGCGCGTCTGCACAGGGCGGCTTCAATTTCGAGATGTCGTACCGAGAGTTTGACTGGATTCTTGAAGGTATTGCCCAGGCGACCTACACCGAGTACGGCACTGGCGGCGTCTCTGCCTCCATCGCCACGTTGACTCTGGCTTCCGGCACGATCACTGCTGGCGCTGCTCCGACCGGCAACGACGCTTTCACTACGCTCCAGAAGGGGCAGTGGATTTCGATCATTCCGGCAGCCGGCGCTTCGCAGACGGTCAAGGACTATTTCTACGGTCGCGCTTTCCGCATTGACGGCACCGCCGCTATCACCTCGACGATCATTACCCTTGACGCCGCCACCCCGATCAACACCACGATTGCGGGTGCTTCCCTGTCGGGCGCTTCGATCTCGTCCTCGCGTCTGGTCAACGGCAACACGATGAAGTCCTACTCCATCGAAGCCGGCCACCTCGACGTCGGCCAGTACCGTCAGTACACCGGCATGATCCCGTCGAAGATGGACCTGAAGATTGGCGTCGGCAGCATCATCACCGGCAGCGTCGATTTTATGGGCAAGGGCATGACGCTGGCTCAGGTGACCGGCATGGGCACCGTGGTTGCGTCCAAGGGTTACTCCCCGGCCAACGCCGTTCGTGGCGTCTTCGACATCATCGAAGGCGGCTCCTCGATCACCGCGACGACCTACATCAAGTCGGCTGACATCACCATCGACAACTCGCTGCGCGGTCAGGATGCTGTCGGCGTTCTCGGTAACGCGGGCGTGGCGGCTGGCACGATCAAGGCTTCCGGCAAGCTGGAGGTCTATTTTGCCGACCAGACTGTGTACAACAAGTTCCTGAACAACACCGAGACCTCCTTGGCGATCCCCGTACAGGACAGCGCAGGAAACGGCTACGTCTTCGCCTTCCCGCGCATGAAGTACACGGCGGCGAAGGTCAATGCGGGCGGTCTCGATCAGGACAACATGCTCTCGCTCGATTTCGACGCTCTGATGGATAACACTGCAACTTCGGCGACGTATCAGAAGACGTTCTCGATCTTCCGCGTCGGCGCTGCCACCTAAGTTTTACCGGAGGGCTTCGGCCCTCCAACAAACCCTCACTAAGAAAGGAAGTACCCTAGATGGCTCTTGATATTTTTGCCCAATTTGCTACCGATGAAACCCTCGAGGAAAATGGTACGTGGTTCCAGATCGGCGGCGGCGCTCGTGTTCTGGTTGCCCGTTCCGGTAATCGCAAGTACGGAAAGATGCTGACCAAGGAGGTCGAACGCAACAAGAAGGCGCTGGACCTGAACGACGACGCGGCTGACAAGCTGTCGGAAGAGATCATGATTTCCGTCCTCGCTGAGACTATCCTCCTTGGTTGGGAAGACATCAGCTTTAAGGGTGAATTGCTGGAGTACAACGTCGCCAATGCCAAGAAACTTCTGGCAGTAAAGGACTTTCGTAAGGCCATCGCGCAGTTCGCTGATGACGTCTCTGCGTTCAAGTTCAAGGAGACCGAAAAGCAGGGAAAAGCCTGACGGCCTACCTTGCATGGCAATTGGAATGGGGTGCGAGTGAACAGTTTTTCAAGCTGGTAAGAGAAGACACTGGCGTACCCCACCCCGCTGACATTGGGAGACCAGGGCTCAGGAACGACTGCATCAAATATCTGGATGCTTTCCGTTACCTGGGTCCTTGTCGCTTATGGAGCGAAGTAGGCCCGCAGCCGATACAGGTGAGCGAGGTAGAAGCCTACCTCAATATCGCCGGCATAGAAGTGCCATACATGAGGTTGAAGTACCTGCACCTGATTCAGCAGTTGGATCAGGTGGAGTTGAAGCACATCGCCCGCAAGCAACAATGAGGTAGTAGCAAATGGCAACCGCAAACCTGAGCGTAGGGATCAACACAAAGCCAGCAAAACAGGCTTTGACGGCCTTGAGGGCGGAACTTGAGAAAACCAAGGTTTCGATCCCTATCACTCTTGACCCTAAAACGAGGGTCAAGATTGATACCTCCGGCTTGGCTTTGCAAATCAAGACTGCGATTCAGGATGGGTTTTCAGGGGCAAAGGTCAGCGCAGGTTCGCTTGACACTACGCAGATACTTGCTGCGCTGAAGAAGATAGACGCGGTTATTACCACAGGGCTTGCTGACGCAGGGCAGGAGGGGGCTAAAAGACTTACAAGGGCTATTACTGACGATTTTGGCAACCTTGTTAACGTCTCTTACCGGGCAGGTAAAGCTTCTGGCAAGGCCCTCGCCAATGGTTTAGAGGAAGAGGCTAAGAAAGCCAAGATCAGCTATCGCTTCAAGGAGGGTGTCGGTGCTGTTGGGGCGTCGCTTCCCACGAACTACACGGCAGAGCAGGTGAAGGCTAGGGCTGAGGCTGAAAAGGCTGACGCTTCGGCTAAAGCATCCATGCTTAAACGTATCGATATGATGCGTACTGAGTTTGAAGCTAAGAAACAACTTCAGGCTCTGAACGAGGCAGGGTATCGGCAGCAGGAACTGGCCAAGCAGAAGGCTGAGGCTAGGTTGCAGGCGTTGAATGAGGTGGGGCATCGGCAGATGCAGTACCGTCAGATTCAGCAAGCGCAGTCGCTTCAGGCTCTGAACGAGGCAGGGTATCGGCAGCAGGAACTGGCCAAGCAGAAGGCTGAGGCTAGGTTGCAGGCGTTGAATGAGGTGGGGCATCGGCAGATGCAGTACCGTCAGATTCAGCAAGCGCAGTCGCTTCAGGCTCTGAACGAGGCAGGGTATCGGCAGCAGGAACTGGCCAAGCAGGCGCACTATAAGAGGATGGAGCTTCTTGACGCACGCTTCGCTGCGAGCAGCGCTAAATCTCAACTTAGCAAAGCCAAGCTGGCCGAGTCCTTGTCTGCTAGAGGTGTAGATGCCTCTGGCGTGGTTGGTCCGTTGGCAGCAAGTTTTGGTAACGCTGCTGGTATCGCACAGCTTAGTTCCGCCACCAAGCAACTCGGCAACGCCCACAAAGAAGCCACCGGCCACACCAAGACCCACACCGCCGCCATGCGCGACGCACACAGTGCTGCGCGAGGCTTGGCCTCCGGCATGGGGATGATGTGGTTGACGTGGGGCAACATCGCACCCTTGCTTGCAGGCGCTTCCTTGTCGCACGGCTTCATCCAGGCCATGAAGGCGGGCACCGAATTTGCCTACCAACTTACGTTTGTGAAAGCTTTGGGTGGGGAGACAGCGGAGTCGGTGAGAGGCATCGGCAACGCGGCGCTGGAACTCAGCAAAAATGGTCTATTCGGTCCTGTGGAACTTGCCAATGGTTTGCGCACGCTGTCGCAAGCAGGTCTATCTGCTGCGGAGTCGATGAAAGCCTTGCCCGTCGTTTTGGACCTTGCCACTGTTGGCGAAATGAACATGAAGGACGCCGCAGTCACCCTTGTCGGCGTGATGACTGCGTTCAATCTTGATAAGTCGGACCTAACCAAAATCGGCGACGTGTTCGCCAAGGCCGCTGCGGTTTCCCAGACCAGTGTTGAGCAAATGACGCAGGCAATGAAAACTGCTTCCGTGGTCGGGGAGCAATACGGCGCATCGATGCAGGATACGGCGACTGCGCTGACCTTGCTGGCAAAGATGAATATCACCGGCACCGCAGCCGGCACTTCGCTGCGAAACATGCTGAAGGAACTGTACTCTCCTACAGAAAAAGCAGCAAAAATAATGAAGGACCTTGGGGTTTCAGCACAAACCGCATCCGGGGAGTTGAAACCATTCCCTGACGTTATCTTCTCGTTGAAAGGAAAACTTGAGCAGTTCAACAAGGTAAGCCAGGTTAGGATTCTTCAAGGCTTGTTCGGTGAGCGTGGGGCCAAAGAAGCTGTTGCGATGCTTTCGCTAACTCGAGAGGAATGGGACAAACTGAACAAGACGATCAGCGAGTCAGGCGGATTTATGCGGGAAGTTTCTGCTGAACTTGAAGGGACTGTCAAAGGGTCATTCAAGCAGGCGATCAACACCCTTCAGGTATCTTTGATTGAGGCTTACAACAGCACTGAGGGGGCGGCTGGGCAACTTGCAGGAAAACTTAAAGAGACCTTTGGTTCTGTACAGTTTAAGGAAAGCCTCACAACAATTGTCACTGGAATGCTTGGTATAACCAACGCCCTCGTTACAATGGCCCCGGCTCTGGCTGTAGCAGCAGGGGGATGGATTGCCCTTCGTGCAGCGATGATCGGAGCCGCTGTATGGACTAGCGTAAGCACGGCTTTAGCGGGTGCAACCGTCGCAACCCAAACTCTTGGGGCTGTTGCTGCGGGTACAGCCACAACACTAACAGGCTCGACAGGGATTCTTGCCGCTGCTCGTATGCTTCCAGGCGTACTTGGCGCAGCAGGCGCGTCTCTGATAGCAACCACAGGCTTGCTAGGCCCTCTTGCTATTGCAATAGGGGCTGCGGGAGCCGCGTGGTATCTGTTCAGGGACCGTACCGAAGAGACCATGAATCAGTCAACCGCTAAGGTTCGTACCTCTACTCAAGAGATGATAAGCGACCTTCGAAAGTTTCAAGCGGAGGCTGGGAAACTCAACGCTGGCACGGTCAGGAGCAGAGCGGACGCTGCGTTTTCAGCAACAGAGGGAACTTGGGAGTCTTTGGCGAAGGACAGAAAAGAGGCTGCCAAGAGATTTGGTTTGTCTGAGCGCGATCTTACCGGGGATTTCAATGAGTATGCTCTGGCTGCAAAAGCAACAAGTACGTATAACATTTTCCCGGTACTGGACGCCATCAAGAAGAAAAGTGCAGAGGCTGCCGCTCAGAGAGAAGCTGCTTTAGGGCTGCTAAAGTTAGCTAAAAAAGCAGAGGAGGATGATCTTCTGATTGCCAAGAGTGCACAAGTTACATCAGGCACAAAGAACTATGAAGTAGGCGGCGGAGGCGGCGGCAGAGCCGACCGCGAAGCTGCCAAACTCGAGAACTCCGTCATTCAAGACCTTGAGAAACGTTACCAAGCTGAACTAAAGACGGTAGACGCTTATTACGCCAAACTCGAGAAGATCGAGAGCGCGAGTGCTCAGTATGGCATCAAGACGAAGGAAGAGGCAGAATCCAAGATCACTGCGCTTACTGAGGAGCACTGGACCAAGAGGCTGGAGAAGGTCTCGACCATGAGCGACGAGATGTCTGCCCTCCTTGGCAAGTCCGTCAAACTCAGCGAGGCGGACGCACAAAAGGCAAAGACCTTTGTCGCTACGGCTCAGGAAGAGATCAATACGCTGAAGGAGAAGATCGAGTGGATCAAGGAAGAGGCGAAACTGAAGGCGCTGGGCGCTGAGGTTCGTTTCAAAAAAGACCTTAGAGGGGCCGCTGATGAACTAGCCAAGGAGCAGGCAGCCCGTAGGCAGAAAATTTACGGTGGGGCAGAAGACCCAATAACTCGCGCCCGCAATGAAGGGGCGCTTGCTGCTGAGTTGAAGTACACGAAGCTGAAAACTGAAGCTGAGGAGGAGTACAGGGTCGCTCTCTTGAGCAATGACCAGAGCGCAATCGAAAGCGCTCGTAACCGCCGAGACGTTGTTCTGGAAACCATTGAGGAGCAGAAGGCTGCAATGGCTAGCATGTTCGAGGCGGACACTAGATACATGCAGTCTGCTAAGTATGGGTGGGATAAGTTCTGGGAGAACTATGAGGAGAACGCGACGACTGCTGCCAAGGTGGTTGAGCAGTCTCTGGAAAGTGTTACCAAAAACATCGAAGACGCCTTTGCTGATATGTTCAAGACGGGCAAGTTTGATGCCAAGAAGATGGTCAATTCGATCCTGGCTGACGTTGGTCGATTGACCGCCAAGATGGCGGTTGCTGACATTGGTAATATCTTGTTCCCTGATAAGGTTAAGAAGTCCAGCGGGGATGTACTTGGAAATATCCTTGGCATGAGCGGGAAGAAGGAGGGTGAGGGTAATCAGCCGGAAGGTTTGTCTGGATTGCTCACCAAAGCCGCTGAAGGTCTCAAAGGTTTCTGGAACTCCCTGACCGGAGCGACCTCCGCGACCACCGAATCGACCGCCAAGACCGTCGAGAACGTGCTCACGATGGGCACCAAGAAAGTTGCTGAGACGTCTTCGACAGCAGCCCTGACGGAACTCGCTGCGGCAGCGCAGATGGCCGCTACTTCCTTGTCGACTATTGGGAGTACCGGAGGCGGCGGGGGAGGAGGAGAACTTGGCGGGTTACTCGGGGCGGCTGGAAAAGGCGGTGGAACAAGCGCTGCATCTGCATCTGCAACTGCGGACTTCGTTCCTTACACATGGGCTAAAGGCGGGGCCTTC